CCAACTCTGATTTCAGATAATTTTCGTTCCGCTTCGATCATTCCTTCAATTTGCGTTTTGGTTGTTACATATTCAGGATTAAAACGATCTCCCCCGGCTTTTTCCAAGGCTTCTTTGCGTTGTTGTTCCAACTCCAAAAGTTTCTTTTCCAACTCCAAGCGTTGTTCGGCAATACGGAAATCAAACGAATTCATGCGATAGCGTTGCCCTTCCAACTCAACGCGGCGTTGGTTGAAGATTTCCATCTTCACCACATATTCGCCCATCATTTCCATCATTCGCAATTCTTTAGCGCGTTGGGCGTTTATGTAATCACGATCTTGTTTTTCTTTTTGATTGGCGGCATCAACTGCAACACGATAACGCGCTTCAATCGCGCCCTTCATTTCGGAACTTAGATTTTGTTTTGTAAGGGCTTCGGTTCGTTCCGCTTGCGCTTTGGCAATTTCTTCTTCGCGCCTTATTGCAATTTCACCCAACTTGGCTTCAATTGCTTTGCCTTCCAACTCCCACATCCGATATTCGCCCCGGCGTTTATCAAAATCCAAAAGTTTTCGGCTTAACTCAACCTTTGCGCGTAGGGCGGCGGCTTCATTGCTACCGTTTGCCCCGCCACTTGCCGTTGAAGTTTCCGAAGGATTCGGGGAATCACTTTCAGCGTTTACGGCTTCTTCATCCTGCACATCAAACGCTTTTTTAGCGGCAAAGTAAGCCGCCAACGCGCCTGCCGCCATTGCAATACCTTTGATACCTTGGGCGGATTGGATAGCAATGCCCAGGCTTGCGGTGGTTTTTAAGGCGGCGTTTAGTGCTTTAAACACCTGCACCAACTTAAACATTCCGTTGATAACAGTTGCCGCAGTAATTGCCACCATTGCGGCTTTGAAGGTGTTTACATTAACCAAGGCTTCGCCACCGGAACTTCCGGCAAATGGTGCAAGGAAATCGGCAATGGCAAGTTTCAAATTATTATAAGTTGCATCCAGGGCATCGCCCAATTCCGCTAAACGCTTCATGGATTCTTCTTGGCGTTTAAATTCGGCACGTGATTTGCCTAGGGCTTCGGCAATTTCTTCCACAGATTTACCCAAGCCGCCTTTACCCAACAATTCTTTGGTTGCCTTAATCCGTTCGTAAGTGTTGCCAATGCTCGCAAGACCTTCGTAAACTCGTTGAATGGCTTGATCGGGGGAAAGGCTTTTTAATTCTTTGAACGAAATTCCAAGTTGTTCAAAAGTTGCAATTGCCGCATCATTGCCTTCCTGGGCGGATGCGATCTTGGAAAACATAGTGGAAAGAATTTTGTTAGCATCTTCCGCCTTGCCGCCCGACAAAACAATCGCTTTTTGAAATTGCAAAATGCGGGCAATACTCATATCGTAGGATTTGGCAAGGTCATCAACCTGTCCCGCCATATCCATCGTTGCCTTGGCTAGTATGCCCATTCCGGCAAGGGATAGCCCCATCGCGCCACCCAGGGCGTTAAAAGTGTTTTTTAAGTTTTTAAGATCAATGCCCAGGTTGTTAAATGCACCTTGCAAATCTTTGGCTTGTTGTTTCGCCTTTGCGGTTGCCTTATCCCAATCAACCGTTACCAATCCCAACTTAACCGATAGTGATCCAATTACTGCCATGATTAACCGCCTTTACCTTTGTCCTGCCCCCAATTAACTTCCGCCCAAATTGCCTGCCCCAATCGTGAAATCACGCGATCCGTATTGCTTGAAAGGGCGGGGCGAAGGAATGGGCGGGCGGGTGTTCGGGCATTGCCGAATTCCTGGGAAATTGGGGCGCGGCTTTTGTTTGCCCAAGTTGCCTGCAATCTTCCCTTTTTGTTTACCACAAAGTTTTGCACCGAATCTTCGCGCAGGGTGGAAGCGGTTACCCGCGCCATGAACATTTCCCCGGCATATCGGTTTGAACTCTTATCGCGCCCCTGGGGGCGGTGTACGCGCAAGTAAATGCGTTCGGATGTTTCGCCCGTATCTTTAGGCGCAAACGATTTGGCATCCTGCAAAACCGGTTCCATCGCCCAGGCAAGTGCCTTGCGCCAAATCTTATCGGTTTTGCCTTTGCCGATTTCTTCTTCCAACTCGTTCATTTTGGCGAACAGTTGTTCAAAACCTTCAACGCGGAATTCGGCGTTACTCATGCCTTAAACCTTTCCTTGTTGAATCCCTTAGATTGCGCCATGAAACCCAATAGGCTTGCGCTTACTTGTTCTTCGGGGGTTGGTTCGAAATCGGGATTGATTAGGTATTCATTGATCCAGGGGAATATTTGCTCAACGCGGTAAGCCGCCGCACCTTGTGGGCGTATGTAATTAAACAAAGCGGTGGTGATCGGTGCTAGTGCATCGAATACGCCTTTGTTACCCAACATACCTTCCGCATACATAATTTGAATATCCCCAAATAATTCTTCATCCAATGAATCAACATATTGTGTTGTATGTCCGTTAAAGACCATCGCCGCCGTTACTTGCCTGCGAAGGCTTTGCCTTAATTTTTTTTTACTGTCTTGTAATCCGGCTTGATAGCCTGGTCAATTGCTTTAAGAATTTCTTGCACCGCAAATTCAGGGAATTCGGCGGTAATTTCTTCGTAAGTTTCGGATACCGGTTCGTTGGTTTCTGAAACTAACAAATGGAAATATTCTTCAATTCTAGTTTCTTCGATTGCGGCAAAATTGGCAATCTGTTTAACGGATTTGCCATCAACAATAAGATCATCATCCAAAACCTGAATGGCTTGGCGATCTTTGTTAAGGGCTTCCAGGAATTCTTTGCCGCCTTCTTCAATGGTTTTACGCAAAGGCGCGGCAAAGTTTTCGTAAATCTTGGCAATGCGATCTTCGGCAGGATTAACAATCTTCGCGGTGATTTCTTCCATTTCCTTTTTCAAAGGAACGCGAACGCGAATATCAAATTTCACATCGCCCAGGTCAACGGTTACCCGTTTGATCTTGGATTGATCGGCAACGATTTCGTACGATTTGCCTAGTTTGTTTGCAAGTTTTCCCATTATTCCGATCCCTTAACAATCTTTGAGTAAATGGCATTATTCAGGCGAACGGCGTAATCCGCACATTCTTCCGGTGTCATTTTGTCAGCGTGGTATTTGGCGATTTCATACGCAACATGAATACCCGCAAGGCGTTGTTGCGGGAAGCCAAACCAATTTTTCTGCCCGGTATTAAATTGCGTTACCAGGAAGGTTAAGAGGGCTTCCGAATTGTTCGGAAATTGGGATTGTGAAGCGGTAGTATTGTTTTGTGTCATATTTTGTAAAAAAGCCCCTGGATAGGGGCTTTCCTTGTTAGTTAAGAATCATTAGACCAACCATAAGCGTTTCCGCCGGTTGGGTGAAGCGTGAAAATAAACTTACCTTCTGCGCTTGGGCTTAAATCCCATTGCAAGCCACCAACGCGGGCGTTGAAAGCGTACGCAACCACATCCGTACCATCGTAAGCGGCAATCACATAAGTACGAATGATCGTACCGTTATAACCATCGCCACGAATAAGCAATTGGGCAGGATCGGCAGGATTCCACGCGGCGGTAATGGTCAACGAAGTAACCTGATTTTGCGTGGTGATCTTCGAACCTGTACGCGCACCGGCAACGGAATATGCGGCAAACGCATCATCCGCACCAAACGCGGGGATTGCTTCAACGGGAACTTGCAAACAAGTGGTACTTGTTCCTGTACCGCCTGCGGATGCGCCAACCAGGTTCGCAACTTGTCCTGTCCAAACAGAAAGATTCGCATCTGAAAGTGCGGTTGGGTTTACTTCGTCTTGCATCCAAAGGGTTGCAACATAACCCGGAAGAATTTTGTTAATTAGTGCCATTTTTCAATTCCTTTTTGAAAGTGTTGAACAAAAAATTCGTGTCATGTTGGTATGTCCAAGGTGCAATCCAAAACAATTTGGTTCAACCCCAATTCATTGTCGTATGTATTGTAAAGCCAATTTACATCGCACTTGGCAACCCAAAATCCACCTGCGCCGCCAAACTGCCCCGAATATCCATGCAATGATTGTAATATTGTGTTGGATAAATTGAAAGCATCTTGCATTGATTGAGCAAAGATATTCACCTGGAAAATCGGGCGATCAATGCCTTTATTGCTTTGCGTTTGCCCGGTATAAACGGGTTGATGCACATTTCGCAAATTCCAGGTGCAAAACTTTGGTTGGGTTGCGAAATTGCGGTTAAAACTTGCGTAAACCGGCGTTCCCGTTACGGTTTGCGTCAATTGATATTGGATCGCTTCGCCGTATTCGATTGGGTTATTTTGTTGCGCCATGATTACACCGGAACCACAGGATCATTGCGATAACAAATGAATGTTACATATTGCCGATCATTTGTTTCCCGGCAATCCGTAATTCGCCAATTTTTGCCACGCCATTCAAACGAATACTGATCCTGGTTATCCACAATGGTTTTCATGTTCGGCGTGTAGTTGAACATCAAATTAACCAGGTCAGCATAAACGCGATACCGTTCCGAAATGCGAAGTTGGTTTGCCACATCGGAAACCAAGGCGCGGGATTCAAACCATTCCGTTACGCCGGTGGTTTGTTCGCCCAGGCTTGAAACGGTGGTTGCCACCGTTTTCACCTTCACATTTTCGTATCGTTTGATCGTCATTACATCACCAACGGTTTATATGCGCGTAATAGCATCGTAACGCCAAACGGGATTTCCGCCTTCATTTGCACCGAATCGCCAACCGTAGATCGCGAATTGTATAGGTGGGTAAGCAACATCAAGCCCGCTTGTTTTACCACCGGGTATTGAGCCGCAAACGCCGAATTAACGGTGTATTCCACTTCGATTGGGTTCGCCACATTCTGCGCCAAAGGTTGCGGAATTCCCGCAGTAACCACAATTCGATTGCCGGTTGCATCATAAAAATAATTGCCTGCCGCCAAAGTGTTTTTAAGGGCAGTACCGGTTCCGGTGTAGTAATTCACCTTGTTAATCGTAACGCCAGGCGTTTGCCCCTGGTAAGTTGCGCTTACTTCGGGCAAATCCAGGTACACCGCCGTACCCGTAACCATCAAGCC